GAAAGTATGGGAAGGGCTTTATTTGCCCGAAAACGAAACACACTTAGTCGATTGGATGAAAGCCGTTAAGCGTTATGTTGATGGCAAGCCCACATATCAGTACAGCAAGTATGCAGAATGTTTACGAATCCTGGACAAAAAGCGTACAGCAATTGACGTGGGTGGCAACCTTGGGATGTGGTCACGGGTTATGTGTTTGGACTTTGACATCGTGCAAGCGTTCGAACCAGTCTCTGATTACTGCGAATACTTTGTTAAGAACGCACCAATGGCAACCTTGCACAACGTAGCGCTTAGTGATAAAGAAATGATTATCACAATGGCTTGCGCTACTAACGGGTCATGCGGCGACACCGCACCGCAAGTTAACAAGCGTAAAGAAAAAGCCTTACAAGAAGTCGGCACAGTGTTACTAGATTCGTATTGTTTTGTGGACGTTGACTTTATAAAGGTGGATTGCGAAGGCTACGAGTACCACGTTTTGCAAGGCGCAGAGCAAACTATTCTAAGCAACAAGCCCGTTATTATCGTTGAGCAAAAGCCTGACAAGGGCAAAAAGTATGGCTATGCTGATGACGAAGCAGTAAAGTATCTAAAGTATCTGGGCATGAAAATACACATGGTAATTTCTGGCGATTACATAATGAGGTGGTGAGTATGGGGTGGGGCGACGAACTAATGGCGGCTGGCGAGGCGATGAGTCTTGGCGGGGTAGTCGCTATCAAAGACAGGAACGGGAATATCCGCTGGCACGATGCTTGGGAAAACAATCCAAGCATTGCTAATCCTACAGATAAATACCAAAAGTTTATAGTTAATGCGCCGAGTGCTAGGCCATACGCTAAATCCGTTAACGCTCAGGCATGGGGCTGGCAAGCATATCGCCCAAAGCCAGCCAAGTTTTTCTTTAGCCCAGATGAACTGGACGAGATTGCGTATATAGAAAACAATTTTATTGTGGTTGAGCCACACTTAAAAGACAAGCAAGAAAGCGTAAACCGCGACTGGGGTTGGGATAACTTCGCCAAGGTCACGAGTTCTGTAGACGCTGACTGGGTGCAACTGGGCGCAAAAAAGCCCAAGATGCTACCTAATACTCGATGGATAAAAACGGCTACGCCTAGACTGATGGCTGCGGTTATGTCTAAAGCGAGGGCGGTGCTAGTGCCAGAGGGCGGGATGCACCACACAGCGGCGGCGCTTGGCATTAAAGGCGTGGTTTTGTTTGGTGGGTTTATTGCCCCGCAGGTAACGGGCTACCAGCTACACAAGAATATATTTACGGGCGGTGGTCTGGGATGCGGTAAACGGCTAAAATGTCAGCACTGCGTTGACGCTTGGGATAAAATAGACCCTGAGCGTATTATTAAGATCATGCGGGGTTTAAATGGTGGATAGGATAATAGAGGAATATAGTCCATGAACTATTTAATAAAGACAGTACAACCAACAAGCGAACCAGTTAGTCTGGCAGAGGCGCAGTTGCACCTCAGACTAGACACGGTTGGCTCGCCCCCTTCACACCCCGATGATACATTAGTACAAACCTTAATTAGTGCATCAAGAGAAAACGCCGAGCAGTACACGGGCGTGACAATTGCTCAGGCTAGCTACAAAGTCAAAAGCCCTGTGGTTAGTGAGCAGGTCAGTCTACAAACGCACCCAGTCAACAGCATTGCCTCTGTAACTTACGAGGACAGCGATGGCGCGGTGCAAACCGTAAGCCCATCACTTTATACGTTAGACAACTTCCAACGCCCTGCGCGGCTTGTGTTCAAGTCTGATTCGCCAGGCTACGATTTGACCGTCAGCTTTACGGCAGGTTACACCGACGGCGAAAGCCCAAACCCATACCCCTGTCCTGCCGGTGTTAAAGCGTCCATTCTGTTAATGATTGGCAATTTATACGAAAACCGCGAATCAGTGTCCTCGGTTCAGTCTTACGAGCGTCCGCAGTCTGCTACTTATTTATTAACGCCCCACCGCATTAACATGGGGCTGTAATGAACATCGGCAAGCTCGACAAGCGCATTACGTTACAAAGCAGGTCGGCTACGCTTGACGATTACGGTCAGGAGTTAAACAGTTGGTCTGACATAGCCACCGTCTGGGCAAATGTAAAGCCTCTTGGTGGGCGTGAAAAATTGCGTGCGATGGCTGTTGAGTCATTGCTAACGCATACTGTAACAGTACGTTATAACGTACTTTTTTTACCGCCAGCGGTTGCGGACGCTCGACGCATTCGCTACGTTACACCAGCAGGAGTTCGGATATTTAATATCAATGCGGCGCAAGATTTAGATGAAGCGCGGAAGCACATCGTCTTTGACTGCACCGAGGACTCGGAGACTGGACAATGAGCCAAGAGATACAAATCAAAGGACTCAAAGAGCTAGACGATTTGATGAAACAGTTGCCAGCTAAGATTTACAATCGCGTATTGAAGGGTGGGATGCGTGCGGGTCAAAAGGTTTTGGCTGATGCGGCTAAGGGTTACTTGCAAGCTAACGGCTCGGTTGATTCTGGCGAGCTATTGAAAAGCATTAGGATTAGATTTAATCGGAAAAGCGAACGCTTTGGCTATGCTCGCGCTTATGTTATGGCTGGCAATAAAGAAGCCTATTACGCGCACATGATTGAGTACGGCACTGGCTCATACTACGCAGGCAACGGCACAAAGTCTGTCAAAGGGCCTTACGAAATACGGCCCAAAGGCGAAGGCAGTTTGCTTGTGGCTGGTATTAATAGAAACCTTGTGACGCATCCGGGCATTAAACCAAAGCCATTTATGCGTCCAGCAGTTGACAACTACACAGAAGCGGCACTTAATGCTGTTTTTAATTACCTGCAAAAAAGAATACCTAAAGAGGTATTGAAACTATGAACGCTGAAATCATTATTGCAAGCCTATTAAATCAGGCAGCCATAACCGCCTTGGTGGGAAACCGCAGGGCGATGACACAGTTGCCACAAAACAGCGCTATGCCTGCGCTTGTATATAATGTGATCGACGGAGTGCCTGAGCCTAATGTTGCGTACAATATTGGCGCACAAAGGGCATTTGCTCGTATACAAATAAATCCGTTGGGCTTAACAATTCCTGATGTAAAATCTATTCATGCGGCGGTTCGAGGTGCAATTGACTTCACTCACCAACAAATAGTCGCAGGTAAATTAGTAATTAGTTGTCGCTTTGATAACATGAGCGAAATGACTAAAGAGATCGACAGCGGCATTTATACTCAGCCAGTCGATTACATTCTGCGTTATTATGAGTGAAGCATTTATTATTTTTAGGGGATTACTATGACTGTATATACATCCGCAGGTACTACACTAACTATTTCGGCAAGTATTCCTGCCACGTTTGACGACTCTGGTTACGCTGCTGTTTTTGCCGAATCGCCTGGCCCTGCTGTTGTTGGCGAGATTACCGACTTGGGTGAGTTTGGGCGTGAGTTTGCGCTTGTAACGCATATGCCTGTCGGCTCGCGTGGCACGCAGAAATTCAAGGGTAGCTTTAACGAAGGCACTATGGCTTTGTCAATGGGTCTTGATACAGACGATTCAGGTCAGATCATTATGAAGACCGCATCGTTGTCAGACGCTAACTTTAGCTTTTTGGTTACAACCCAAAGCGGCGACAAGTATTATTTCCAGTCCAAAGTTATGTCATTTAAAGTCAACGTTGCTTCTGTTGATTCAATCACGACAGCAACAGCGTCGCTTGAATTGACCACGACAGCCGCAGGTGTTGGCATTATTGAAGTCTTAGCCGCGTAATGCGGCGCAGTAAAGTTCCGGCTAACAGTAGTCACCTTCCTTCGCTGGCGGGTGCTGCTGTTAGTTCGGATTCTCAGACCAGCGAAACTAAGGAAGTTAAAATGTCATTTGATATTTCAAAGTTGGCAGTATCAGCCACGTCTGTTATTGAACTTGAAGACCCAAGCGGAGAAGCTTTGGTTGACGATAGCGGCAAAACAATCAGCGTGACAGTTTACGGGCCAGGCTCCAAGCAGTTTCAAAAAGCATCCGGCGTTCGCAATCGTGCCATTTTGGATTACGTTCGCAAGGGCGGCAAGAAAATGAAGGACGATGAACAGCGAGAACTTGACGCTGACTTTTTATCCGCTTGCACCGTTAGCTTTAACGGCTTTACTTACAAAGAATTTACGGGCTACGAGATGTTTAAGCAAGCTTATCTTGACCCGTCGATTGGGTTTATTGCCGAGCAAGTTAATAAAGCCATTGGTGACTGGTCAAATTTTACGCAGGGGTCGTCGAAGACCTAGCGTTATATGCTAGACAATTGGGATGGTTTCATTCCGTCCCAAAGTCTGACCCACCAAGCAAAGAAAAACCAGTGTGCCGAGCTGACAAAATAACAGCAAACGGGGGCGAACCACTTATGCCACCGATTGACGCTGATTATATTGTCGGCTACTGGCACGACCTTGGATTAGTAGGCTCTGGCGCAATGGGTGCAGTCGCCCTTTCTTCGTCTGAAATACTGGCTTGGCGTGACTTAAGTGCGGTAGAATTAGAGCCATGGGAGTTTTCGGCTATTCGCAAAATGTCTCAGAATTATATTTCTTTATTACACGCAGGTGAGAACCAATCCGAACCACCACCGTACGGCTCATTGTCGCAAGAATATGACAGAGATGTGGTCCAAAAGAAAATCTCTAACGCATTTAAAGCATTCATGATGGCGGGTCGCAAATGAAACCAGTCGCACAGCTAGTTATTGAAATGGCGGCAAACGTTGCCAGACTTGAAAAAGACATGGCACGCGCTCGCAATAGCGTCGATGGTGCTATGCGTAAGATTCAGGCAAGCGTGCGCGTTGCTATGCGTGCCTTGGGTGCGCTTGGTCTTGGACTAGGTGCGGCTCAATTGGTTGGCTTTGTGCGAAGCGCAATCAATGCTGGCGACCAGATGGTTAAGTTGTCACAGCAGGTGGGTATAGCCACACAAAATATTGCTGGTTTGCAATTGTCTTTTAGACAAGGCGGTGTGAATGCAAGCGAAATGTCAATGGCTATGGCTCGCCTAGTTGACGGCATGAGCAAGCAAACCGTTGCTTACAAAAAATTAAACTTGACCAGCACAGACACGCTTGGCGCTCTTTCTGAAGTTGCTGACATATTCCAAAAGATGCCAGATGGCGCTGAAAAGTCAGCGATGGCTTACGAGTTGTTTGGTAGGTCTGGCATGAAATTAATACCA